CAAGACTGTGGCAAGTTTCTTAAATGAATTCATTCTTCTCCTTATTATTTTATATTAAGTTTAATTTATCCAGAAAGTCCTTAACATCGTTAGGCATTTCCCGATTATCCAATTCTACCATACGTTGCTGCTTCTCAGCAAGTCGTGTTGCAGAACTCCATGTGTGAATCTCTATCTCTGTATTATTATTCTTCTGTGTATGAGATATTGCTCCAAATACCGCCCCACATACAGCATCAGCCAAGTCTTTTGACTTTTTACGGGGATGGTCAACTCTATTTCCTTTCATTATTTTTAATTCTGACATTTCTTCTAACAAAATTGGAATCATTGGGATAGCAACACGCTCTTCATAAATCATCATAGCCAAATCTTCATAATGTTTTTTTGCAACTGAAACAGTTTCTGTTCTAATTCCAACAGCCTGTAACTCATTTTGAATATCAAATGATTGCCAACGGTCAAAAGAAACCATGCCAATATTAAAACCTTCTCTACGCAAGTTAATAATCCATTGCTTTACTTCTGATAAATTAACTGGTCCCTCTGCCCTTGGCTCCCACCAAGCAACGGCATCAACAACAACAATAGGGGCTACCTGTTCATAATCTTTAATAACCTGAATGTTGACCCACTTATCAACGTGGGCAATAGCAACAGCACACTTGTCATGTTTTTGTGCAAGGTCTGCATGAACATAATATGTTTTTTCTGGATCTGGTTTAAATGTTTCATCAAACCTTCTAAAAGAGTCTAATGGGTTTCTAGTGTTCATACATTTTTCTAATTTATCTTTTTGTTTAAAAAATGCGTCAGATGCAAATGTTGGCATGCATGCAAAACGCATCATTGCATCACCTAAGTCTGTATAGAATGCTAACTTAAAATCATCTATTTTACGAGTAGGATTTACTTCCCAAGTTGGTTTTTTAAAAGCCAAAATTTTTGGAACTTTATAAGAAATAATATTATCTTCTTCCCAATTAATTTCAAATTGATTATTTGGATCATCGTGTGGTAAGTCTTCATTCATAATAAAAACATGTTTTTTTTCTATTGTTTCTTTTTCTGCAATTACATCTTCATATCTTTTAGAAATAAAATCTCCTTGATATCGTGGAAAAGAAAGTAAAACTACTTTACCAAGATCTGGAAAACGAGAATCTACAGACCCACGAAATGCTTTATAAATGTTTTCTGCAGTTTTGCCTTGCTCATTTCCAGTGCCGACCTCAGATGCAAAACCAGAAATTTCATCAAGCACGGCAAGCAATAAGTTTAAACCTTCGTGTGATTCTCTTTCTGAATGACCAGAATAAACTGTGATTGATTTATCAAACTCTACAGAGTCTGCTTTAGCATTATATTTGCCAGCAAACCATGGTGACTTTTCAATCTTTGTTTTAAAGCCTTTAAAGAAAACATTTTTTGCTTGTTGTGCGTTTATAGCAACGTTAATTAAATCTATTGCATCTCCACTTGGTTTCCCGAAATATCTTGCAGGGTCTTTAAGACATAATAACTTATAAACAATATAAGCACAAGCAACAGTAGAGGTAAAGTCTTTACCAGAGCCTTTGCCCAACTGTAAAATAATCTCATTTTTAGTATATTTATCATAGTACCTTGCTCCTTCTACAGACCCATACAGTTCTTGCAAATCTTCTCTTTTATATATTTGACTCATTGCTTCTACAATGTCATACTGAATAGAGGATAATGGTGGCTGCCCCAAATAATCAGAAGACTCAACAAAAGTTTTTGCGTCTACTGGTTTTTCTTCAAATTGATTTTCTTTTAATACCTCAAGAAAATCATTGAACATCGTGGACAATTGTAATCACTTCTCCTTCTTTAGCAATCTGAGAAAGACGTTGCATAATTAAATCACGTACTTCTGGATGACTTGAAGCAATATCTCTAAGTATTTCAACTAAGACCTCTTGCCTTCTTTCAATCTGAATCATTTCTTCTGCAAGTTCTTTATTTTCTAATAGTCCAGCCTTTTGTAACATCTCAATTCTAGATTTTTCAATATCCATAACCAATTTAATTGCTTGAGTTTTTGCACTAAGATTATTTGTCATTGATGCCTCATCAATAACTTCGTAGGACTTTGTAATTAATTTACTGTAATGTGCATCTGCACCAGCAAGTGCTTCTTTAGCACGAGCACGAATAGCGTCATTGGCAGATGCCATAACTTTCCATTCATTAATTAATGAAACAACACGAGTTCTTGGCATATCTAAATCTTTAGAAATTTTTGTAGGGTCTTGACCTTTAAGATATTCTGCAACAACCTTATTTACTTCGTCAAGGTGTTGAATTAATTCTGTTTCAGTTGACATGTTTTTCCTTTGCTACTTTTAATAAAATTAAATATCCAATTAAGTCATCAATGTCATTGTCCCCCACCATATCAGTGCCTTTCATTAGACGACTTAATTTATCATCTATTCTGACATGAAGTTGTTCTATTGGATTTGCCTTACTAAAAATTCTTACTGGATCTAATGCAGAATCTCCATATGAAATATTTTTTTCAATTAACATTTGTGCAATTCCTAAACAATTCATCAATATTTCATTGCCAGATGGCGCAGATAATGAATGTAGATATAGGTCATTATAAACAAAGTGATCAATATCTTTATATACTGGAACTGGCTTCATCGTTTTGACTTCCTTAATCCAAATTTTGCAAGGTATACATAGATAGTTTCAACACTAGTTCTACATTCCTTAGCAATGTCTTGCGGAGACTTTTTGTCCATAACAAACCTTTTACGGAGCCAAGCCTCGCTTGTATATAGTTTAGCAGTCATAAGATTATTTGTCAATCTCTGTTTCTTTATTTATAATATCATAAAAATAACTATCGGAATCTTCAGTTATCCATTTAGAGGCATCTTCTACATCCCATTTATAGGTATTTATTAAACGATTTATTAATGGCTTCCCTGGTTTTGTAGTAAATGAAGGCTCTAAAGCAAAAACACGGTTATTTGGCTGTATTGCAAAATTTCCATCATCTCTTTGTATTACATGACCACATTTATGTTGCCCTGGATTTTCTGAATAGCCATCGTCAAGTCTATTAGAATCAGGATTGTGCCAATCAAGAGTAAATAAATATTTACCAGAAATTTTTGTTTTTGTTCTATCAATATAGGTCATGCGTATGTTTGTAAGGTTAGCAAATTTAGTTACAGTTATAAAAGGGCTAAACGAATTCCATAAAACAAGATTATGAAGATCTTCTTCCGCTACATCTGGCTTAGTACAAAAAGCATTAATAGGCATTCTCCACCAGATACCGCCATCTTCCATTAAAAAATGAAATAATGGGCTACGGTTTTGCACACTTGAAACTCCAAAAATTACACAAGGAAAATATTGATCATGACTATCAAGTTGATTTCTTAAAAAATTACCACGAACATAGCATTCAATTGGTGGTATATTTGCATTTAATTCTGGCATTACACACTACCCCTTGTCATTGTTTTAAGTTTATCCCAAAAACCCCCAGGATTTCCTTGATAAACTTGTCCAGTTTCACGATCTATTAATAACCATTTTTCTGGAGATAGTGTTTTTACAATTAAAGAAATTTCAGTTTTTTCTTCTTTAAAAATAAAACTATTTCTATTCATTATAACCTACTGCTTTATTCCAATTATTAATAGCCCAGTGACCGATACCACAAGCATCAGCAACGTCATTATCGTTAATAGTTTTATTATAATTGATTTCAATTAATTTTATAGTTCTTTCTTTTCTAATTTGTCTTTCATATGTTTTATACCAAGAGTCTGACTTTCCAGGATTTTTTGATCTAATTATAACTTGTTCTTCTTTTGTTATTTTTTTATTTCCTAAATAATTTTGCCAAGTTATTGGCGCTACAGTTCCTATGACCTTTGTTCCAGTCAATCCTGCTGCACCTAATAATGCACCTTGCACTAATGCTAAATCTGCAGCAGTTTTAGGACTATTCATAAATACTGTGTGCTCAATTACAATTGCTTCAAGTCCACCATAATATTCAAAAAATGCTTTTGTTTTAGCACAAGCATCCATAACTTTTTCATAATTTGTCTTTCCTTCAAATTTAATTTTACCAATACTACCTAAAACATTATTATTAAAAATAGCAAAAGCAAGACTGTTTGTGCTTGCATCAATAGCACAAATTGTTTTTGGATTACCATTGTTGTTCATAGTCAATAAATCCTTTTATTTGTTTTAGCATTTTATCTACTTCTTTTTTGTTTACATTACAGTTAGAGCAAAATCCAGAGTCATTGTATATTGATAGTTGTTCTCCACAACCACCAAGGCAAAGTCTTTTTTTTCCTTTTCTTTTTTGTCTACGAGTTATTTGATACCTTTCGGCTATCTTTATCTTAGTTGCGTGCCCTCTACAAACATCTCCACAATAGATTTGATAACTTACTTTTGGTTTAAATGGCGTCTCGCATCTTTCACATAGTCTCACATTAAGGAATCCTCTTCATCCTTTAATAATACTAGTGGCTTGATTTTTATTGTTCCTGTACCTGCTTCAGCACAGGCTTTTTGAATTGGACATACTTTACAAATTTTTGAATTTGAACGATATGGAATTTCTGGCAAATTTTGATCTTGCCAATTCTTATAAACTACTCTCATCCATTCAAAAGCCTGCTCTACCCAATTACGATAATGCTCATTTACTACTACAGGCAATGTAAGTAGTTCATGATTATTTTTATTTTCATAAATCATAACGCCTTTACGAATCTTTAAAACCTTCATATACATTAACAACTGCATTAGGTGACCCATCTTAGGTCGTCTACTTATTTTTTTGTATTGAAATCCATCGTTTGGCATTGTCTTTATTTCACCAACAAGTCTTTCACCCTTATAGTCAAGCATTACATCGCCATATCCATCAAATGGTGGATCATCAGTTTTAACTCTAAACTCCATTGCTGGATGAGTTTGCTTATTATATTTTCTTGGAAGTGGATCAAATTCCATATCTTCTGCAAGTAATCCAGACGATGCTATTGCCTCTTGAATTCTTTCATGCCCAAGACTTCCTTGTGTTCTATTTGCTACACCAAAAGCATCTGCATTATCATAAAATATTTGACCCTCAAATGCTAAATGCCAGTACCTTGGGCATTCTCCAGAACCATAAGTTAGGTTAGATGCAGAAAAATTACTCTTTTTTGTAAACTTTGGTTTTGTTTTAGCAAGATATCCAGAGTTAATTGCATCTACCAAACCTTCAACAAAACTCTCATCCTCTTTACTATTTTTAACGTTCTTTTTAGTATCTTTAACCATAATCTGTTTTAATAAATTTTTAGCCACTTTTATCCTTTGTTTGTATTAAGTATAGCAGGTTAGCGCATTATGTATTTAAGCGCTGATACCAAATCGTTAATTGCTTGGGCTGCCGTGAAATATATGTTTTTCTTTGCCCTATCTGACTTATCAACATTGGCCATCCAAGTTGCTTTAAATGACATTTTTGCAGCAATGGCCTGAAGCCTTACAATCTCCATGCTAGCAACTTGAAGAGGAATATCTGGTTTAATAATAATTTTTGCAATCATGGTTAGGGCTGTAGTAAGTTCTTCATCTTGCATATAATCTGCGATTTCTGTCAAACCATTTACCATGTCCAAAGTTGTTTTTTGCGGTACCTCATTAGTCATTTATTTTCTCCTCTGTTAATTGTTCTAGCATATTCATTTCAATTATAGCAAGTCTTACCTTTGTATTACCTTTTCCAAGTATGACAATAATTGCTGGAGATTTATCTCTACCCGCCTGGATTGAGTCAGTAACCACCTTAGCCCAAACATCCTTATTTAAAGTAAATGATTTTTCGGCTTCTTTAAAATCAACAACAAAATTTCTCCAAGTAGCATCACCTTTTTTAGTATTACGTCCAGAGTTCTTGTGTTGCTTTGCACCAATTCTTTTAGACTCATTTTTTTCACTCATTTATAAAGTCCTTTTTCTTTCTTTTGGGTGGCACTAATCCAACTTTTGATATATGTTTTTTAGAACACATCCAAGTTGCATCTCCAGTTTCTTTCCAATATCTTAAAGTTGTTACAATTTCTTGACAAGTTTTACAAGGCCACTTACCAGGGTATGTTGAAAATTTAGGTTCAAGCATTAATTATTTTTGCCTTAAGTTGTTCCTGTAAATCTAAATCTTCTTTGACACGATTAATAAATCCATCACGACCTTGGACCTTAGTCCCATCATCTAATTGATACCATGCACCAGTTCTATTAACTAAGCCCATCGTTTCAGCAGTATCAACTAAATCTCCTATTGCATCAACACCAAGATCGTCACCTCTAAAATAAAAATCATACTCACCAGATTGGAAACCTGGAGAAGTTTTAGAAAACTGTAGTTCCCAACGAATTTTTCTACCAGTTTTTTCTTCAATTAATTTATCTCCTATTTTAATTTTTCCTTTAATTGCTTGATTGTCTGACTCAGAAGAAAATAATTTTATAACGCAAGATGAATAAAATTTTGTAGCCTGACCACCAGATGGCTGTTGGCTAGTATACATAGCGTTAATATTATTTCTAGATTGAGATATTAAAACTAGTAATGTTGGTTTTACTTTGTTGTTTGCATAATTAAGCATTTTCCAAGCATTGCTAAAGTCTCTAGATTCTGCACCAATTTGTTTAGTATTTTCAAGAGCCTTCATTTCATCTGAATCTTTTTCAAAATAAATAGCAGGAAGTAAAGAAGTAATTGAGTCAACAACAATTAAATCAACTCCAGCGTTCATTAATCCAACGCCAACATCTACCATATCGCTAATGGTTCTTGCCTGTGAGTATATTAGTTTAGTTGGATCTACTCCCAACTTTCGTGCCCAGTCTTCAGAATAAGACATTTCAGAATCAATCCATGCACAAACCTTACCTTCTTTTTGTGCTAAAGCAATCATCTGTAAACACATAGATGATTTTGCTGAAGACTTACTTCCCCAAATTAATACCTGTCTACCATATGGCAAGCCTCCACCTAATGCACGGTTTAATCCAAAACTTGGGGTTGGCTGATATTCAAAGGTAACTCCTTCGCCTGTTCCTAAACGTTTACGTATTCTTGGGTCTAACTGTGATAATACATCTTCTATGCTAACTGACATTTACATCCTCCATTATAACTGTTCCATCTTTGGTTTTACCAAAACTAAATTTATAAGCATTTCCTTCTTGAACATGCATATAGGCTTTTGGAAATGCTGTTGGAAATACTGTGACTGAATGCAGATCTCGTGAAGTATCTGCTAGTGTAAGCGAAGCCATCTTTTTACCAGTTTTTGTAATTCTTGATTTAAAAGATACAACAAACATTTCATCTTCTTTATAAGGAAGTTGTTTATAACTTAAAAACTTAATCAATGCATTTGAAGATCCTTTTATTTCATCCACAGGAACTGCAGACACAATCCTGTTATCATTAGCAAGAATAATATAAGTACGACCAGTCTCAATAGTGGTACTTTCATCATCAAATATACCAACAGACCCAGTCTTGTCCAAAATTTCAACTCTTGACCATCCCTTTCCTCGTTTAATTGCTTTAGCCATTCCCAATAAAACAAAAGAACCTTTTTCTTCAAAGTCACAAACATCTTGAATAAATGCATAATAGTGTGAAGGTATTGTTATATTGAACTCTGGAAGATTTAAATACTCATAAATATTTTCTTTAATTTCTGCATCATTTCTAGGATTATCTGGAAAGGTCGCTGCACCAATTACCTTTAAAGCATTTAATGCTCTGCTATTTACTCCATTACCCTTTGTAAATGTAAACTCCTCTAACTCTTTATAATTGTTAAATGGTCTTGCATTAATATATTTTTGTGCAATATTATCTGAAATAAACTTAATTCCAGTGAGACCAAAACGAATTCCTTTACCTTCAATTTTAAAATCTAAATCAGAATCATTAATATGAGGAAGTTTAATTGAAATTCCCATACGCTTTGCTTCAATCAAATATTCTGTACGACCATCTTTATCTTTTTCATTTTTAAGAAGAGCAAACATAAACTCAAGCGGATAATAATATTTTAACCACGCCGTCCAATACGAGAGCGTAGAATAAGCAACCGCATGAGACTTGTTGAACGAATAACCCGCATGCGCTTCAAAGTCATGCCATAGATCAAGGGCTTGATTAGGAGAGATGAACTTGCTCGCCCCAGCAACAAACCTGTCTTGAAAAATATTGAACTCTTTTGCATCTTTCTTTTTACCAATAATCTTTCTTACTTTGTCTGCCTCTGCCATTGTCATCCCACCAAGATAAACGCAAGCCTGCATAACCTGTTCCTGATATAGAATACACCCATATGTATCATCAGTAAATTCTTTCATAATTTGATGGGTATATGAAACATTTTGTTTACCATGTTTACGAGCAATATAGTCTTTACCAATAGTGTTCATGGCTCCTGGACGAACAAGGGCATTTGATGCTGCAAGTTCATTAAAGTTTTTTACGCCCATCTTAACTAATAGGTTTGTATATGGTGTTGCTTCACATTGAAATACGCCTTTTGTATACCCGTCTGAAAGCATCTCATAAACTTTAGGATCTGATAAATCTAAAGATAATAAATCTATTTCTTTATAGTGATTTTCTTTTATCATTGCAATTGCATCTTGAATTACGCTTAATGTTTTTAAACCAAGCGCATCAATCTTGATAAGACCAATCTTTTCAGCCTCTTCCATGTCAACACCAACCACAGGTATGCGATCATCGGATCCAGGAGAAGAGCGAGTTTCCAACGGTGCAAACCTAAAGATTGGATCCTTACTAGTAACCACACCAGCAGCATGAATGCCAGTACCTCTAATACGACCTCGTAGTTGTTCCCCATAAATTTCTACCTCTGGATATTTCTCTCTAAACCATTCTGTGGTTTTTGATCTACAAAACTCATCCCAAGTATCAACTAATTTTAAAACCTTGTTAACATCTGTTAATGGAATATCTAATACTCTTGCAACATCTCTTACAACACCTTTATCTTTAAATTCTAAAAAGGTTGCAATAGAGGCAACGTGTCTATATTGTCTAACTAAATAATCTTTTACTTCGTCACGACGTGTATCTTGAATATCTGTATCAATGTCAGGAAAGTCATTACGATCTGGATTAATAAAACGGAAAAACAATAAGCCATGCTCTATTGGATCAATTGTTGTAATACCAAGTAAATAACATACTAAAGAACCAGCAGATGATCCACGACCTGGACCAACAAGAATTCCTTCTTTCTTTGCCCAATTAATCATGTTGCTAACTACCAAAAAATAAGGTGCAAACTTTTTATTGCGAATAATCTCTAACTCTTCATCAAGTCTTTGTTCATAAACATCATTGCCAATCCAATTGCTATTAAGTCTATACTTTTCAAGTCCTGCAAATGCTAAGTTTGCTAACTCTTGATCTGGATTTTTATATTGAACGGGAAGAAGATTTAATCCATCCTGAATGTTATAGTCTTCTACTGTATCTGCTAATAGTAATGTGTTTGAGTATATATCTTCTCTATCAATACCTTGCTTTTGCATATCTGCTTTAATTTCTTCATAAGACATTAAATGAATATTAAATTTATTAAATGTTATATTACGATCAGCCCCGTAAAGATAGTCAAGTCTTTCCATCATATCTTTTTTCTTTTTAGATTTTTCGTATGATGCCTCTTTATCAATTTTTGCATGTGTATTTAAAAGTAATTTAAATTCTTGTATCTCTCTTTGAGACGTATCTGAATGATGACAATCTGGAGTTACAACAACCTTTATGTTAAACTCGTCTGCAAGTTCAAGCAAATATTTATTTATTTCAGGAGTGTTGTGTGGCATTACCTCAATATAGTAATCGCTACCAAAGTTATCTTTAAACCATTTTATGTGTTTTTTAGCAAGAGCAAACTCTTGTTCTTCTAATGCTTTAACCAAAACGCTACTTGGACAGGCAGACGTTACAATAATACCTTCTTTATATTTTTGCAGTATCTCAAAGTCAAACCTTGGTTTTTTAAAGAATCCATCTGTCCATGCAATCTCACTAATTTTATTAAGATTTTCTAAACCTTTTTGGTTCTTGGCTAGAAGAATAATGTGGTTGTAGACAAGATCTTGTTGACCTTCTCTTTCAGACTTATCTCTTTTATCAGATATGTCTGCACACATGTATCCTTCTAAGCCAAGAATAGGCTTTACGCCTTTTGCTTTTGCAATTCGGTACAGTTCCCGATGCCCAGATAAGGTTCCGTGATCTGTGATAGCCAATGCTGGCATACCAAGTTCAACTGCTCGGTCTATATATTCTTCTGGAGTAGCAACACCATCAAATAATGAATAATGAGTGTGTACATGTAAGCCTACATATTTACTATTCATCATTTAAAACTTTTTTTATTCCAATAATTTTTTTTATATCCACCATAAAAAGTAGAAAAAATATTATTTTTTTGAATTTCTAAAGATTTTAAAATTTTATTTTTATTACTAAGTTTTTTGGTTTCCCATGATTCTTTTTTAAAGGGAACTATTTGATACATAGGAGTTCCTTTTGGTATTAATCCAGTAAATCCATCTTTTATAAAAAATCCTACTTTTCCAGGAGAAAAATATCTATCAGAATCAATAATTCCAGATAAACACTTAAATGGTAAGTCGTCTCTATTAAGTGGATGAGTAATTATTGAACTATAACCTTTTGGTAAAATTGGATTCCAAACCCTTGGCCAATTAAAAAAAATATCTCCTCTAAAACCAACTGGAACTGGTATTTTACCTAAAAGTTCTAATGGTCTTTCCTGAATAATTGGAAACTCTGGTTCTGGACTATAGGCATAATGATAAATAACCTTATTGTTTTTATATTCTATAAAAATATCAGACCAAGTTTCTTGTATGTATCCAAAAGAAAAAGTATCTAAAAATGGCATACACATTTTCATAGTAGTAGAAGGAACCCCATAATTTGAAAAAGATAACTTATTTACATAAGAATTATTTTCAAAATTAAAAAACGAATGAGATTCCTTATACCATTCTGGAATATATAGTTTTGCTGGTTTTGGCATAGGTATATTATTTTCTACCCTTGCATTAACTGGAACAAAACTAATTTTTTTCAAGTATTTTTACCAATCTGCATTACTTGATGAAGTTAAAGATGGAGTATCAAACCCTAAATAAAATGCCTCTTGTTCAGCATAAGGAATTTTCTTTAGTGCTAACTCAAGCGGATAAGGCTTAACTGCTGACCAATCATATGGTTCTGTATCTGGTGCAGATGGAATTAATGTATAACTTGTTTCAGTACCCTGACCATTACGCTTTAATTTCCAGTTTACATTTGAGATGCTGCCTGTTTCAAGAGCATACTCACGAATTGTATTAAATGCTGATTGCTTGCTAACACCCATTGACCAAATAGCGGTATATGGTGCCTCAATGCCGTCGTCTACTAGAACATTGCAGTAAAAACGAAGACGTGCTCTCCAGCCAGCCTTTGGATCTTTACGGTGCATTTCTTCTGCCCAGTCACGACCTTCTGTTTCCATTGTGTCTACAGCCTTGCGTTTATAGTCTTTTGGATTTACGTGTTCTTTTACAACAAGTGCTAACCCTCTTTCGGGATTATAGTTTGCAGAATCTTCATCAAGTTCTTCAATGAATCTGATTTTTGCTGATTGTCCGTCGGCAAGTTTTAACCATCTTACCTTTGGAGAGTTTTCATCATATTTTGGTTTGTCAACTAGGGCATTAATGTTTTTTAGTCCCTTTACTATAGTCATATTATTTTTTTCTCCTTGTATGCTTTTATCTATTTTAACATGCCGATGATAGAATTGTCAAACTGAAACTCCAATTTTTTAATTGCCTCATCATCCATATCGCCTATATCTTTATATTTTTTATCTATATAAACAGAAGTAACAATGGGTCCAAGTTTTTCAATCAACTTGTCTCTCATGATTACTCCTGCATCATCGTTATCTGCAATTAAAACAATACTATTAAAATATTTTTCTAATAGTCTTATCTGTGCTGCAGAAACATTAGCCCCCAACGTAGCAACGGCAGGGAAACCTACTTGATCCAATCTTATTGCATCAAAAGATGATTCTACTACATAAACAATATTTGACGTCTTAATTCTATGTAAATTAAAAAGAATCTTTCCTTTTGGCAAGCCTGGTGTATTTTTAAATTCTTTGCCTTCAACAGTTCTAGCAACAAACCCTATGCACATTCCGTCTGGAGAATGAATTGGAATAGTTACAGAATCCTGCTTTTCAGAATATCCAAGACTAAATTTATCTATTGAGTCTTTAGTGATTTTTCTTCCTTCAAAATATCTAATTGCCCTAGGAGATTCTAATGCTTGATTATTTAATCTTTTAATTAATAACTCGTCATATTGAATAAACTCTGGTTTATTTATTAATGTTTTGTTAATAGATTCTTCAATACTTGTTTCTTGTTCTTTGCTTTTAATATATCTAACTGCTTCAAAGTATGTTCTATTTGATGTATACATTACAAATTCAATTAAAGTTTTTGTGGTTTGACATCCAAAACAAAAAAACATTCCGTGATCTTTTGACACTTCTCCAGCAGGAGTTCTATTATTATTGTGATACGGACAAAAAATAATATAATCAGTTCCGTACTCTGCTTCAATATCAATACCAGAGCCAGTTAAGATACGTTTAACTTGTTCTGCTGTATATGAATCTTTAATCATTTACGTATACTTTTTTCTAGTCCAAATTTTATTTTTATAAGTTCTTGCAAAATTTAATTTAATAAAATTATCATAAAATATAGTTGTTTCATTTTTAAATGATTTTTTTTCTGATTTCCAATTATTTCTTTTAAAAGGCATAATTTGTGCAATTGGAGTTCCTTCTTGAATTATACCTTCAAAACCCTTTTTAACAAAAAATGGCAATAACAATTTATTAGGGTGTTTGTCTGCATCAACTATTGCACTTAATGTAAAAAATGGCAAATCATGTCTATGTAATGGATGTGTAATAAATAAACTATATCCATTTGGAGTTGTTACTTTCCAATCATTCATCCATCTAAAAGATTCCGAACTAAATCCTACTGGTATTGGATAGTTTGCAACTGCCTCTGGTGGCTGCAAATCAACAACTTCAAAAGTTGTTTTCCAGTTAATATATGGAACATAGTGTGTTTCATTTCCAACATTTTCTATAAGTATATCTGCTGGGCTTAACATCATATATCCACTAGTTATGCTGTCTGTTATTGGAACACACATTTTATATGTACTAAAATTATTTCTTTTTTTATGTGCTTTTAATATATTGTTTTCATCATTTGAGTAATTTTTTTGTTTTTTAAACCATTCAGGCACAACATTAGTTGCAGGAGTTGGTGGACTTAATAAAATTTCTGAATGTTGGCTTGATGCTTCAAAAATAATTTTTTTATTTTTCATGCTTTATCCTCATAGTCTTTATATCTATAATATCCTCTATCAAAGTCTACTTGAACTAAAAAGTCTCCCATAAAACCATTTCTATTTTTTCTAAATACACATTCAATAATATCACTATTCGTAGCACGACCAAGTGCCATTACCCAATCAGCATCATAAGCAATTTGTCTAGACCATGCAGTTTGTCCTAAAGTTGGCGGTGTAGAAAGATCTTTAACATCATCAGGCGTAGCAGAAGAAATAGCAATAATAGGAACCTCTTCACTAATTGACATTAATTTAAGTTCACGAGATAAGTTTTTCATACGTACTGTTTCATTATCAGATTTTTGGTTTGGAGACATAAGTTGTAAATAGTCTACGATAACAAAGTCTGGTCTATATTGATCAATTTTTCCACGTATAACAGATGGAGTTACATCTCCGCCATTATCATTTGAGATGATGTGAAATTCTGGTTTACCCGCTAACTTTTCAGCATGCCATTTTTTAAGCATATCAATTTCTACTTCTCCATTGCTAAGTTTGCGGTGAGACCATAAGCCTTCACCCATAATTGCAAATACACGATTACGAACTTCCGTTTCAGACATTTCAAGACTTATAACAAGTGGACTGCGACCTTGTTTCCATGCTTGTACTGCGAAATATAATGCTAGCCAAGATTTACCAATACCTGGGTATGCTAAGAACACACCAAGTTGTCCTGGCATAATTCCAGAAGGTAAATAGTTATCAAATCCTGGTAAACCTGTCTTAATACCAATATGTCCAAGATCTTGCATTTTCTTTACATTTTCAAAATATGCAACTGCTGACTCTAAATCCGTAACTTCAATATCTCTAATTGCAGCAGTATTCTTTTTTAACTCTGATGTTTTTGTAATTAAATGTTCAAGAGCATTTGAGCCATTGCCAACCTGAACTTCAGATGCTGCATTACGCAAAATATCTTTTAGGCTATCATTTAAATATTCTGCTTGTAGTTCTTCAAGGTGATGCTTTGTTGCTCCAACGCCATCTACTGGAACAAAATCTCTAAATTTTTCTACTACCAAAGATGCTGGTGGAACTGATTGGTTGTTTTCTGAATACAATCTAATAAAATTCCATACATCATTGTGAGTTCTTAAAAGATTGTCAATGTTGGCTTGCAGCAAAACATGAATTTGTTTATCATTTAATACGGCACTAATTAATTTTGCTTCTGTATTATTCACTAATCCACCTTCTTGCTAATTTTCTTCTTTCCTGTCTTTCTTTAATATCTTGTTCTACTTCTAATTTTGCTTCCAATATTTTTTCCGCATTGTATGCAAAGTAATTCCAAGAAGGGGAAGAAGCAATATTAAAATAATAATCCAATAAGTCATAACATATTCCTATTCCATAAGATTCAACAAGTGCATCTGCAGCCCATTGCTCAACATTGAGATTCATGTTGCTTTTGGCTTCGTACTTTTGTAGATGTAGTTTGTTATATCTACTTAGCAAAGCCATTCGGTCTTTGCGTTCAGCCATTATTCTTTGCTATCAGACTCTGCTTCTGCCTCTTTAACTTTTTCTGTTAATTTGTCTTCAACAAATTTGTATATTCTTTCAAAGGCCTGTTCTGTATTTTCGCCATCACGCTTAGAGTCAACTATTCCAAAGTCAAACCTTAGTGATTGAAAATTTCCTAAATTAAGAGTATATCCAAGTGCTACTGATATTTTTGTGTTTTCGTTTTCCATTACCCCACCATTTCTGCTATTAAATATTCTCTGCCCAAACAGGAATAAATCTACCATCTTCTGTCTTTGTATATGTAAGTATACCGTCTCCCATTCGCCGTGTCAATTCTTGGCTTGTGGGTGTCATATTATTTGTTATAAGTCCATCTTTTCTTGGTTGTCCTATATGTATAGTAGCCAGTATAGCACGGATCTCTCTTACCATGCTTTCTGAATAATAAGATCTAATTTGCCAACCTCTTTCACCATTTAGCCTTGCACCAACTGGTGGTGGAATCATTCCAGTTTTAATTAATTTTGGCATATATTTTCTATGACGATTAATTAATTTAGCAGTCTCTGCAACTGTATATGCTCTTTCTCTTTTTTTTCTAAAATCTGAACGTAAACAAGTTTCAATTCTATCTTTGGTTATGTTATAAACAGAAACCATTCCAGTAGATCGTGAACTATGGTGAAGCCTTACCAAGTCATTATTTAGAAACCATATTTTTTTATTTCCTTTTATTACAGTTTCGTTATTGTAAATTTCGCCCTGGATAATTCCTTTGCTAGTAACCATTTTCCTTCTTCACTTTCTGTCGGAGGATGAAAAAATCTTCTTAATCCACACACAACACAATATGTTTCCATATGTTGAATACTGCTGTATTGTCTATCAACAAAAGTTCTACCCCTACATTTTTTACAAAAAATCATAAGTTTATTATTAGTTTGGAATTCCAACAATAATCAAATGTACTGCTAAAGATAAGTCGCCAGAAGCCCCAAATCTCACAATGCCTTCAACTCTTGTTTCTGTAACACTCTTTAAAATAACATTTACGTTTTGTCCTGCTGGTGTTTGTCCAATATTTACTGGAGTAGCCGAAACAATTGGTGGATACTTAAAGTCTTTAAAGTCATATGTAAAAGTTTTTTCATTTCCAGCAGAAACTGTTGAGTTATTAGCAACTTCAACATAGCCACCAATTATTCTTGAATTAGAAGTTTTAATTTCTTGTTTGCCAGCGCTAGTTGTATCTATAACAGTTTTGTTAGTAGTTGTAGACGCAACCTGTGTAGAAAGGTCATTTACAGCATCAACTAAACTATATAAATATGTAACATCAAGAGGTTGTCCTCTTTCTGGTAGTGGTACCTTAGCCATTATTTCCTCCTATTAAAGTATATCATTAAACGGTGTGTGGACCATCTTCATAGACTAATAAAAAAGAAGAATCTCTAGTGATTGGTGTTCCTTTTAAATATACTTCTATTGAAAGTTTATTAGGTGCAGAACCTTGAACTACTCCATTTATTGTATATGTACTTGGAATTGGAAAAGAAGCATTGGTGCCATCAATTCTTTGTTTATAAATCCAATCTCCCCCATCGCTTCTATCCCATTTTAACCATATATCAAATTCATGTGATCTTCTAATTTGATTTCCATCTATTTGTATTGAAACAGAATCCCAAGCAAAGGTTGCAACTTGTCCTGATTTGTTAAAAGATATATCACCACCAACATATGTATATCCTGGTTGAATGACTGATATTGGTGACCATTGAGATGTTCTATTTTTGTCTTCGGAAACTACCCTGTACTTTAAAACATATCCTTCTTCATTCACATTTATTGTAGGAAGATTTCCTTGTTTTATTCTTATCTTTTTAATTCCTGCATCCGCCATTATGTTACACCAACTGAAAATCTAAACTCAATATAATTGCTAGTATTAGGACTTTTTACAATAGTTGATGCGTCTATGTTTTGAACTACTGAATATCCAGTTAAACCATAAAGTGGATTTACTGTACCAATATTTTCTAGTCTTAAAGCATCCAGCGCCACATAATAGTTGCCAGATGGATTGACTCCATCAATAACACACGCATATATTTTGACCACTGAAACTGCATTCCAATCAAATTCAGATGTTCTATATAGTTGTTGAAGTTGCTTTGTTACAACAAAATATCTTTCTGTTGCAAAATCATATTGTCCACCACTACTATCATCAATAACCTCTGCTTCAAGTCTTGCAAACTGTGTTCCGTTTGTATTTTCAAATGAAACCAAAACTCTAGCCCTTTCTGGCTGTGTGCCAGATCCGTAAGTTCCATCCCTGTTTACTATTGAAAACGCCAATCTTAGTTCATCTGTTGGAGAGTTTCTTGTAAAATCAACTGTTGCACCGCTTAGTTTAATATAATTTGATCCTGCACTTATTTCAAAAGTATCTTGCGCTGGACCACTATCAGACTCTATGTCAAGATCTGACTCATTACCCTTTATTAAAATTGTATTATTTAAAAATCTTGGTCTTTCATATCTTTCTACTCTTGGAGATTTAAAAAATATTGGATTATCTGCGCTTGTTTGAAAAACTGGATCTGCAACTGCAATAATATTATCATACTCAGGCTCATCTAATGCACTAGAAAATGTGTCAATTGCTACTGCTGATCCACCAGTAACGTATTGCCAATTTTCTGTTTGTGTAAAAGCAAATACTGTTTTGCTATCATATGCTCCAGCAGATGGATTTGATCCTGCAGAATAAATTCCAATTTCTGAAATTTCATACCTTTCTTCTGTTGGAAGTTCTGCGGTTAAAACAATTTTATCTAATCCACCCTCATTTACGAATCCCCTTGAAGAGATTGGAACACGAAACATTTCAAAATCTAAATTTTGTTTTGCTGAATAATTTCCAAGAGGATCTCCAGTAGTTAATGGTGTAGCACCACAACCAATAGCAAGATAAGAGGCATAGGCTGGTGCTTGACCAAGCAAATATTTTGCAATAATGGTTTTGCCAGTATTAGTTATCATGAGGCTATTTCTCCAAGATCTGCTTCATATATTGTACCATCTGTGGTAATTTGTAATTCAATCTGCTCATCACTGTTTATATTAATAAACTCAATAATCAAGTCTCCCGTGCTTTCCTCAATATAGATATTTTCTCCATTTATACCATTTCCTTGGTTTGGAATTTTGTCTTCTAGTTTTATTGAAAATCCAGCAAAATATTTATCTGAGGTTTGTTGAAGACTAAGAATATTATTAGGATTATATCGCTGCTGTATTGATGATAAATTTTTAATAGGTTGGTATGATATTTTTTGACCATTCACAATATCAGACCTTGTAATATTAATTAATTCTTGTCCACCAATATTTTCAAATATTAAATCTGCCATTGTATCTATTGGCGTTGTTTCATCATCAAATAAAATAATATCTAAGGTTGCAGTTTTAACTGGTGGTGGTGGAGTAGAAATTATTACTGGCAAAGTTGGCGTTGATGGTGTTGCAACTATGCTACTTGTTATAAAACTAGTTGGTCCTGCACCTGTAATTATAACCTCTTCTGTAATTGGTTCTTTTTTATATCCAGTTTCTGTACGAACAGTTCCTAATGGTATTGGTCCAATAAATAATCCATTTGAAACTGCTGGCTGAAAAGCATCTGCGATTGCTTTATAAGAAACAGAAGATTTTTTAGGTGGTTCTGATTTAACTACAGGCGGAACGTATGGACTATATTTTGAAGGACCAGTAAATTCGGGTTCTTTTTTTGTTGTAGATATAACTCTGTCTTCTCTTGTATTAGCCCTAATTATTTTGGATGTACCACCACCTGAATTTTCGCTTGCCACTTTACACCTCCGCCAAATAAAGAGTCATATCTGGACCATTTATTTTTCTTGCATATTCAATATTATATACTACAAACCTAGAAGTATTTTTTGTGACTAAGTCTAAATTATTAGAGTCTTTATAATTAATTGTTACAATATCTCCAAGTTGAATAGTTGGAGTTGCAAATATTTTTATACCAACTGATTTTTTAGGTTCCATTAACTTATCTATAATCCAGCCCATCAAACTTTCAGCATCGTCTTGTGTTTGAATATATGGAGTGTCTAGAGTAAATTCATTATTTCCATAAATCATTCTACTTAATTTTATATTATCAAATTTTTCTTTTTCAACAAGCGGAGAAATAATTTGAGAAGAACTAGTTAGTTGTGGATTAGAAAAATTGCTACGTTTTTTAAAATACTCATCAACAGTTAGTTCGTGAGTTGTGTCCTGTGTAAAAGTAATTCCCTGAATTCTTAAATAGTTGCCACTGGTTTCGTCAAGATTAATTGCTGTATCTGTAGCATTAAAAACTAAAAACTCTGCGCCGTATGAATCAGCATAAAATCCAGATGTGATATATCCTTTTATTTTATTAAAAGTTGGAGATAGTTGAGCGTAAAGAGCAGGATATGCACGATCATATTTAATATCAAAATAAGAACACTCTCTCATAATTGAGCCAAATTCTTCAAAATACATATTATATTTAGGTGGTTGTTGAGAACTAATTCCTGATAAATACGTTGACTGAACAATGCCACTCATTGCATATTTTCTAAAAGACTCACTAGCATTTATTTCTTTATCGCCAAATGCTGATGAAAGTGTTTCTCCAACTGTAAACACGCTATTTTGAGAATAGTTTTCAGATAGTGCGTAAATATTTTCAAACATAACTCTAGAAGATCCACGAACAAATAGAGCCATATTGTTATATACTGGTAGCGGATCTGTATCGTCTACAACCTGAATTAGTTGATTATTTATATATAAGAAAAATCTTCTAATTTTTCCTATATCTTGATATTCTACTGCTAGATCATATACTGTTGGATTTTCTTCACTAGACATTCTATATTGTCCAGTAAATCTACCGTCGTCAACTGTAATTTTTGATAGCCCTCCCCAAAGTTTTACTGGAATGGCTTCTGTATTTGAAGAATTTTTTTTGATTTTATAAAATACTACGTTATTAATTGAAATACTAGATTTGTTATTTTTATCTAATTTTAAATATGATTCTATATTTTGTTCTGTTAAGGCAGCAATTTCAAAATAATATCCATTATTTGTTTCTGGATTAAGCAATACTGCTAAACCTCCAGAACCACCACCAATGTTTACATTTTGATCTGGTTTAACTCCAGCGACCTGGTAGTATGTTACGCTTCCTGTTGGAGTCTGACTACGACTTTCGTTGTTTTCAATTTTACCAATAATTCTTATTCTAGTTCCAAAATGTTTATATGCATTATTTAATTCTTTATAAACATATGAAACTAAGTCAATTGGTTTTTCTGTTGTTGTAAATGATGGACCATTCATAACCAAAGCAGATGACTGGATTGTTCCAGATTGTGTTGACGTTGTATTATTAACTGGTGTTTCAGTTGAATAACTTGAGGACATGAAGTTTTTTATAGTTCCATTTCTTGATGTCTGTCTTGCTTTAGTGTTGTTAACGCCTGCTGCTCCAGTTGATGTTGATGGAAGGGATATGTCTTCAAGTAGTGTGGTTGTAAACAAATACTCTGTTTTCATCTCACATCCTTTGACATAATCATTGTTGGACCAATATGAATTTATACCTGCAGAATGTGTCGTAACCTGTGTTCCAAATTGTGCACGCCCATGTTCGTAAACTGAACCATTTTGTAAACGAGTAATTCCATCAATTGTTTCATAAAATGGAACGGTATAAATTCTAACTAATCCTGTAGGATATATTTTTCCATTAAATGGTAATGACTTAAAATAGTTTTGATACTCTTGATTATTTGTAATCCAAACATTACTACTACCCTGTCTATGTGATGTTCTCCAACCCTGGATTGCTTCACCTTTTTGTGCTTCTGTAATTTCGCCATTTGCAACTTTTTTATCTAAATTGTCAATAATACTAGTTGGCGCTAGTCTTCCAGGCAAGACAATTTGTGGAGAGGAATCTAGCAATGAGCCATCTGATTGAATAGGATACCAAATTGCAAGGGTAACATTAAATTGAGCAGCATCATATCTAATAATTTCTCCGTTAGAATAAAAATAACCTTGATATCTGGTAAGCCAATAAACATTTTCTCCAAGATCTATTACGTTATTTTGAATTTGATGATTAACCACTGTTGGAACACTATTGGATAAGTCTGAATTTATTGGCATTGCTCCAAGAACATATTTTGATTGTTTAGATGCAACCTCATTAATTGTTTTTGTTGAGTCTGTTCCAGAAACTTCCCAAAGTAAGGCTGGTTTATATATCCAAGTTTTTTCTTTATCAATCATACTTGCCTGACGAACGTTGCCATATGATCTTTGAATATATCTAGTTGTATAATTAATTTTTCCATTATTATAAACTTTTTTATCTTCAGATGCTATTGATAAAATGTTTGGCAGTGTTCCAGAGGTTTGATTTTCAATTATTCCACTAGCAGACTGATTATTTGAACCAGATAAAATAATATTGGTGCTTCTATCATCTATTGTTGGCAACATATAATCTTTACTCATTACTATAAAGTTATTATATTCATCAAAAAACATTGCAGTTTGTGTTGATACTGCCAGTTGATTTAAAACTTCTGCTACGGTTTGATCTGGTGCAATAAAAAAATATGGAATTATTGGTTCTGGCTCATTTGTTGTTCTATAAAAAGCGTAGTTGCTAAATCCAATATAGTCAAGAATTAATGTAATAGCATAACTAAGTGATACTTCTGTTACTAACATTCTTGGTGCTGGCATAGATTCTAAAAAGAAATAAAAATCTCTTAGGGATAAATCTAATGTTCCAGCAGTTACATTTGCTTGCGGGAATCCGTCTGAATATAAAGTTTTAATTGGTACCCAATAATCATATCCGCTTACATTTAATATTTTTTCATAAAAATTAAATTTTATATTTTTACGAATATAATCACTAATAATGCTATTAGTATTATTGTCATTAAATGCTTGGTCATCGTCAAATATGGACAAATTTCCAGTTGAAGCCAGCAATTGTCCCACTGGTAAAGCAGAGTTTCCTAAGTCTGAAAGTATTTTTTTAATACTATATTCTATAACTTTGTCAGATATATTAACAACAAGCCTTGGAGACATTTCAATTAAATCAAAAGTAGAATCAAACTTATTCATTCTTTCTACAACAATCCTTAATCCACGAATATCTTGAAATTCCCTATATATTGTCTTTCCATTTGTTGTTTCTATAAAAGATAACGGAGATGTTAAATCTGTTACAAAACTTGTTTTATTGTCAATTTTTTCACTTCCTAAAATCCAACCATAGGCGGGTACAAATGTTTCATATTCCTCTGTGGTTGAATTCCAAACATGAAATGTTCCAACACTACCCTCATTTTCAATAACTAAATATGCATATCCATTAATTGATTCTGTTGGTAAAAGTGTTGAGGAAGAGATTGTTTCTGCTATAACAAAAGTATCTTTAAAATTGTCTGGAATATTTTTTAACGCATACTGTAATTCAACGTATCCATCATTAGAAATAATTGCAGAGCCATCTTCTCTTAAATCGTTTTCATTAAAAATATATGCATCAGTCCAGTTATTTTCTTCAAGATATTGAACTCTCCATCTTGTTGGAGTTGTTTTATTTGCATTGCCATAAAGTGGATCTGGAAACGTTCTAGAGATATCTGTAAAATCTCCAAGGTCTATATCACCAACATTTGTTTGCATTTTTACAATAATTCTATTTGTTGGGACATTTTTTTTATACACAACAAATGGCACAGCATCATCTATATAATAGTTTCCATTAACTATTGTTTTAGCAATACCTCTTTCAATACCGTTTTCAGTTCTAAAAGAAGTCCAATATTTAAATTGATCATATCTAGATGGCATATAATATCTTGGCCTTCTTGCAATATCCTTGCCAGAATTTGCTAAATATCTACCGTTAAAAAATGCTGCCTTATTAATACCAGATCTTGGTCTAAATGGTTTTATACAATCTTCTAAAGAATATAATAATTTAACTTTTTCTTTTGTTGAAGTAAAAAGTTGTGGTGTTCCATTATTTTCAAACCCTCCATCAATAACAACATCAGCATCTGTTGCACCTGTATAGAACAAACCAATATCTGCTGGATCAAAAGTATTTATTAGCGTTAAAAATTGAGAATTTTGTTCTTGAGGCCTATACCTATAGTTACCAAGTTTGGATATGTTATCTGGCATATTCATATTCCACTCAGCCAGAACTAGTGACTCTGTTTGTATTGTTGCAGATGTTTCAAAGTGATCTTTTAATTCGGTACTTTCAAACATTTAAACTTCTTCCAGTGTTACCGATATGTTCCAAAGATCATGATTTGTTGCTCCACGCTTTACGACGGAATAGTTAAAATCTGCAAAATAAACTTGAATTATTTGATTGTATCTATTTAAACCAGTATACTCATAACCTTGTCCTTCTAGGTTTGTATATTTATCATAAGCAAGATACATCCAGAAAGGCCCCTGATGTGTTTCATACCAGTCAAGCAGTTCTACTCCACCTGCACCACCATCTGCTGTATATTCTAGTTGAGACCCTTCATTTGGTGCTATACCTGTTGCTTCATCAAAATTGGCTAGTCCTGAATATCCTCGTGAAGGTAGCATATTCCAAGATACAGACATGTTTAGTTTATCTGCAATATGATATGAACGCATACGACCATTAATCGTTCTTTGTCTTTGTTCAATTCTTTGGGTATTAAATTGCATATCCCCTCTATTATGGTCAGATAAAATAATAAACTGATCTAATAGGTCTGGGTTTGTTTCTTGTGTGTCTGCCCCTACCTCTATGCCATTAGGCACATAAAGGCCATTAGAGAGGGTTCCAGGGTTGTTTGCCCATAATATACCCTGGGGTCTTGTATATCTACGTCTACCCGCTAAATAGGCACTAGTAGCCATTATACTCTTTGCCCCCTAATTCTTTGTGAGTCAACATTTTTAATTTCTCTCATTACTGCTCTAGCAATATCATTTGGATTTGAGTTAGTTCCACTAATATTAAAGCCTAAGTTATAATTATACACTGCCGTTGAGTTATCGCTCATAGATGTTGAAACATTATTAACTGGAACTTGTGCACCAACCCTGTTACCAATCATTGATGGATATTTTGACTCGTTTAACATTGATAGCAATGGACCAAATTGCTCAGTTGCTCTTCTATTCATTACAAACTCTCCAGGAGTAAGCATTGCTGGCACGGTATCAGAACCTATACCACCACCACGAGCAAGGTATTTAGGAACCATTCCACCCATGTTCATTGACTTAATTTTGCCACCATACATTTTTCCTGGTATTTTAATTATTTGTCCTGGTTTAATTAAATTAGGATTAGTAATTTGTGGATTGGCTTTAATTACATCTGAAAGGCTAACTCCTGCTGCCTTTGCAATTCCACTTAATGTATTACCAGACTTTACAGTGACGGTTGATCCCGCACCTGTACCAGTGACTGTGCCAGTTCCTGTGCCAGTTCCTGTGCCAGGTCCTGCTCCAGACACAAGACCTGATAATGAGGCTAAAGACTTTTGAGCGGTAACAGCATCTGAAAGTGATTTTGCAAGTGCTGCAGCAGATCCTGCTTGACTTAAAAGTTGATTGCTAAATGGAATGCCTGCTTTTTCTGCTGCATCAATAAGTCCAGCAAGACTATCTATCTCTGTTCTGGTTTGTCCAGCATAGTAAGCGCCATTTTTTAATGCATCAACTTGAGAATTTAATGCTTGAATGTTTCTATTAATTGAATCAATAGTGCTTTCAATTGTGTCTTTCTTTTGTTGTAAGGTTAGTAATGATCCTCTTTCAATTGTATTAATTTCTAATTGAAGTTTTTTATTTTGCTTTTCAATTTCAACTCTTCCAAGTGCTTTTATTTGAGCATCACGAGTAATAGTTAAAGCCTCTTTTTGTCCAGTTACAGCAGAGGCTGCATTTTCTGCTCTTGCTTCTTGAGCAAGTTGTGCAGCAGCAGATATATCTCCACGAGTAAGTGCATCAGCAATAGAAAGTCTTTGTTTTTGAATATTTGCAATATTTTGATTAAGGGTTGCAATTTTATCTAAAGATTCTATTTGTGTATTATATTTTTCATTAATTGCATCTTCTTGTAAAGATATTGATTCAAGAGCAAAGTTATTTGCATCAATAACAGCCTGAATTGGTTTAATTTGAGAATCTGTAATTTTTTGAATTTCATTATTTACGTTTTGCAAATTTTGTTCTTGAACCTTTAAAGCATCATTTTCTGCCTTTATTCTTGATGCAAACTGAACATCAATTAATTTTTCTCTAAGTTCTGCCTGTGCTTGATACTGCTCCAATTGCTTTTTAAACAAATTTGGCTTTTCCATATATTTTAATTCAGCATCAGTTTGTCCCTTGATTGCTGCTTTATATTCGTTAATTAATGCAATAATTTGTGTTAACGATTTACCTTTACTATTTGCAATAACAAGAGATGCTATTTCTGCATCATTTGCTAATTCTGTTGCAGTTGCCTCATCAACTTTTGCATTACGTAATATAATATATGCCTTAGTTTGATTTTGAATTGCTTTAATTCTTTCTTTTAATGGATTTGTTTTTCCATCAGCAGCGGCTGCTGCTTCGCTAGCCTTTACTGCGTCATAAACTGCCTTTGTTGATTTTTTAGCAGCCTCAATTAAAGCATTTATTCTTGCTTCTGTTTGTCCTGAAGCATATAGGTTGGGGTTTCCACTATCTGTTCTTAAATATTCATTAAGTAACTCTACAGGAATTATTGCACCAAACATTGCAGCCTCTAATAATTTTGTCTTTTTGGCTAAATTTTCAGTTTGCATTGCTGCAATTGCAACAGGATCTTTTAAGTCTTTTAATGCGCTATTTAATAAAGCAATTTTAACTCGTGAATCTGGTGTGCTGGTATTAATTGTATACATTAATGAGTTATATGATTTTTCTACGTCTTGTACACTTATTTTTCCATTTTCTCTTAATAATGTAACACTCTTTAAAAATGAATTAATTCCTGCTGCAACATTGTCAACTGCTGTCTGAAAACCTTTTAATGGAACAACTGATATAATTTGATCAAATTTTTGAGTGTCGGGATTAAACACTTCTGTAATTATTTTTCTAAACCTTTTACTTTCAGCAAATTTTCCTAAATCAGCCAATTGTTCTTTTAGGCCATCCATAATATTTTTATTCAAAGCGTCAATTTTGATATCTTTAAATAATAAATTTAAATTTTGCTTTCCTGCTTGTTGCTGAAGTGCTGAAATAATAATATTTATTTGTTCTTCAGAATAACCTGTAGCCAATAATTCTTGTGCTCTAATAAATAATGCTGTTCTTGCTGCATTGTCTGTTTGTTCACTTAAACTTTTTATACTACTTTCATAATTATTCTTAAACTCGTCAGAATCTATAAACTGATTAACCTTATCTCTAAAATTTGGAGTCTTTGCTGTTGCTGCAGTTGCTCTAGAGCCAGTTTCTAAAGCACCCTTTTTACGAACAACTCCAAAATAATCAGCAGTGGCTTTTGCTTGTTTTTCGGTTATTGTTAATGCATCTTTAAATGATAAAAGTTTTCTTCTTGTTTCTTCTTGTGATTTTCTATACATTGAAAATCCAGTAACTAGTGCGGTTATGCCAACAGAAATAAGTCCAAATTTAAGTTTACCAAAATTTGAAATAATTTGTAATATTTTTGATCCAGTTAGCAATTGAAGTATTGACGATAAAGCAAATAATGGACCAGTTAAAGTAAATATTATTTGAGAGAATTTTCCTAGGTTTCCGCCAGCCATTGAAGCAACACCAGATAAAGCAGATAGTGCAAATGTGCCACTCATAAATGCTTTATTTAATGAATTCATTCTTTGATTAGTAATTGCTATTTTTTGTTGTTGTTTTTTCATTAAATCTCTCATAGCATCTTCTTCATACGCTGCATTTAAAACAGACATTGGAACACCTGGTTTTGGTGCATTTGCTGCTACGAATCCTGGTTGTCCTGCTGATTGAAATGTAACTGGTGGGACTGCGCCTTTAACTCCACCTATTGCAGCATTTCCTAATTGAGATCCAACTAAAGCAACGTCGTCTTGCCTGCTCTTCATTCCTTCTTCAAGACCACGACCAACATCTTCGCCAATTCTTCTTGTTTTTCTTGATGCTGATGCAGTTCCTGCTGCCTTGGCAGTTGCGTTAACTGCTGATGTACCAACCATCTCTCCAACTTTGGCTGCTTCTATAATAAATTCTTTTTTAAATGCTGTAAGGTCATTTCTCATTCTTGACAAAGTTACTTTAGCATCTGCAGACATCTTGTTATATATATCTGCTGCTTGTTTACTGCTGAGGTCTAATTCTTTAGCAATACTATTTGTAACAACAAATCTACTAGATTGTGCATATGGAATGTTTTCAGCACCAACCATCTGCCCTTGCATTTTTCTATATTGACTTGGAGTTCTTTGCGTACTCTTTTTTTGTTTGATATAAGATTCTTCTGTTATTGGAATTCTTGATCCTCTAACTCCTGCTCTATCTGGACTAAAGACACTTGAGACCTGCTTCATGTTGTTGTATGCTTTTTCAACACGAGCATCTGTTTTTGCTACTTCTTCATAAGCCTTTCTTAAAAGATTATTTAGTTCTTCAGAGGTAATTTCTGTTTTATCTCCTAAAGCATCAAAACCTATAATAATTTCATCTGTTATTTGTTTATTTATTAATTTAAATTCATCAATAGATGTTCCAGACTGTACTAATTGTCTTTGTAACTCTATGTCTCGTGTTTCAGCAAATCCTGCACCAACTAAATTTTGTTTAACTTTTTGTGTGCTTGCTTTTCCTTGTGTTTGCATTAATCTATTTATTTCAGTAAACTGTGCAACCACCTGATTGTCAAAAGTTGTGAATACTCTAGTTAATCCATTTTCAAAAGACGCAACCATTTTTCTAATATTTCTAGCAGCGGATGTTTCTAGTCCTTCAACCATTGAAAATAGTTCTGCACCAGTTCTAGAACTTTTTGTTCCAAAGTGTGATACATCCATTCCACCTGGAACATCAACCGCTGTTCCTAAACTTCTTCCTTTTTGATATCCAGGAATATTGTCTGCAATCATTCCTTGAATTAGTGGAGCATATTTCTTTGTCATGTCTGCTGGAATAACTGATTCTCCTGGAGATAGCATTGCTGGAACTATATCCCCTGCTCCTTTTGGTCCAGGAACTGAAACAATACCACTTGCTAATTTTCTAGCACCTCTTCCTGGCATCATCATTCCAGGATTATTCATTGCAAAGTTTCTTGCTGCTCCTGCTGCAGAGTTATATGCTGCAATAAGTTTAGTGATTTGTGCCGTTTCTGCTGTAAAGGTTTGAGTTAGTGTAGCGTGTGTTTGATTAAGAGAATGGGCTGCTGCTGCTGCATCTAACTGCTCACTTGTCATATACTGGGTTTGCTCTCCAAGTATTTGTGTTTGACCAGTTAATCTTTGATACCCGCCACGTAATGTTAAAAATAGTTTAATGATATTTGCTATACCGTTTGCAAGCAAACCAAATGTCATAAGAAGGACAGGGCCTACTGCTCCAATACCTACTGTTAGTAAAGTAATAAGTCTTTTAGTTCCATCTGAAAGATTAGAAAATTTTTCTAATATATTTCCAACAAATTCTACAATTGGTGTTACTGCTTCTAAAAATGCCTTGCCAACTGGTATAAGGGAAACCTTTAAGTCTTCAACTGTTTTTCTAAATTTATTCATTGCAGAGTCTGCTGTCATGCCTAATTCTTGCTCAGACAGAGCAGATAGTTCTTCTACTGAGGCATTTGCTAAATCAAGAACACGGGCAGCCTGGTTTCCATCTCTGGCTACGTTAGCAAACAATGTTGACAAACGAGCAAATTGAAACTTACCAAACATTTGTTCAATTGCTCTTGCTCTAGAAAGTGGATCTAAAGCATTTAAAGCATTTGCAAATTCTACAACTGTTGCTTTTAAATTTCCTTTATTTTTTTCAACAATTGCAGTTGCATTAATACCGAACCTTGCAAGCATGTCTGATGCTTTTTCAGTTGGATTAATTAATGCTGCAAGACCTGACTTTAATGCGTTAGCGCCTTCTGATGCATTAATACCGCCTTCTTTCATAGCAGCCATAAAGAATGTTAAGTCTTTTACATCTCCACCCAATTGTTGAATAACTGGTGCTACCTTTGGAATAGCAGTAGTGATATCATCAAGAGATACAACTGTTTGGTTTTCTACTGCGTTTAAAAAGTTAATAGAATCTGCAAGTCTGTCAGATGACATACCAAAGGCATTTTGTAAAGAAATAGTTGTTTCAAGTGCTTTTTGACTATCAACTTGACCAAGAATAGAAAGTCGTGTTGCTTCTGTTGTTTGACGTTGTAAATCTAGTCCTTGGAAGCCTGCTGCTGCAGCCTCTGCTGCTAATCCAACAGTAGTAGAAACTGCTACGCCATACTTTGTAAACTGCTTTCCTAATTCTGTAATATTATCTAGTGCTGCCTGTGTTTCTGCCTGTGGTGTAAATAAGTCTCCATAAACTTTTCTAAATCTAAGTGCCTGTGCTTCCATGTCCATAAATGTTTTGGTTGCTGCTGTGCCTACTGCCATCAATGGTAATGTAAAACCAACCATTAACTGACGACCAGCCCATTGTGTATTCTTACCAAAATTTAAAAGATTGGTGGAACCCTGCTTCATTAATTGATTAAATAATGCCTGCTTCTGTGCTGCTATTTGAACTCTAGTTGTATAATCATCCATGTTCAACTGAGTTGGCATAACAGCCATTGCTTTCATTGCACCGTTAGTATCACGGCCCATCTTAATATATTGTGTTTGTAGTCTTTTTACACGTTCTTCGGCTACCTTGCCAATTGTGTCAAACTCTGACCTAAATAATCTACCAAATGTTTTTGTAGATGCTCCCGCATAGCGGAAGTATTCCCGCATTGAAAATTTATTTTTTTCTAATGAGTCGGTAAATGATTCTGCAGATGTTTTAACTGTACGCATTTCGGCAGTAAATGAACCGATAGCGTTAATACTATTTAAAAGATTTTTCTGTAAGCCTCTTTGAGCAAGGGCTGCTGCTTCACTTGATTTGGCTATTGAGGTGTGAAACTGTGATATCTGACGTTGTAATGCTTTTAACTGTGCTAATGCATTAGACGAATCAATATTAATGTCAATATTAGCATTAACATCAGCCATTTAGTTTCACACCTCTTTTAAATTATTCAGCCATAGTTACGCCAAGAACGTCTGAAACTTCAGCAAGTTTAATACCTGATGCTGCTTCTACGATCTTGTAAACAGTTGGGAGATCAATATTCTCCTCTAGTTTCTTTACGTCTTCAGAGAGTTCTGGCTTGTATTGTTTCATTGCAATCTGTACACATTCCATAAGAATGTCCA